GTTATTGATCCTGTCTTTGCTGAACAGCTAAACGACGAAAACAGTAAGCTTCTAAACAATGACTTTGCTGGTGGACAAAATGCTGGTGACATTCTAAGGAATGGACGCATTATCTCTGGTATGGTCAGAGGCTTTAGAGTTTATATGTCCAACAACCTTCCTTCAGTAGGAACAGGTGCAGCAACTATCGACACTAACGGTTCAAGTTCTAACTTTGGTGTTATTGTTGCAGGACACGACTCTGCTGTTGCTACAGCTTCTCAAGTAGAGAAGGTAGAGACATATCGTGACAACGATAGCTTTGCTGATATTGTTCGCGGTATGCATTTATACGGACGTAAGATTCTTCGCCCAGAAGCTCTTTGTCGCGCCATTTATAACATCGCAGGTTAAGGAGGATAGATCATGGCTACATATGATATGACTGATGCCGATACCGTAGGTGTAGGGGCTGACTCGATTGCTGCTTTACCATCTAAAAAAGATAGTCACGTAATGTATAACATTGAAGCTACTCTTGATATTGATGACATGGTTGCAAAAGGATACTCAGGTGCAGACGGAGATGTTTTCCAACTTTTAGAAATACCAGCAGGAGTACTCGTACTTAACGCTGGTGCAGAAGTCATGAAAGCATTTAACTCTTCTGTAACTGCTGATATTGATTTTGCAGGAGGTGATGATATCGTTGATGGTGCAGACGTAACCTCGACAGGTTTCTGTGCAGCAGGTACAAACGGTCAAACTAACACTGTTGTTGGTTCAGCCGCTTCAACGTATACACAGTTTATTACAACAACTGATACGATTGATGTTACACTTGCTGGTGCAGCACCTACTACTGGCAGAATTAGGGTTTATGCTACTGTCGTTGATCTCAATGAACAGGGTGCAGAACCTGTAGCTGCTGCTAGGGATGCAATAGGCTAATTGATTTTGGGGTAGTTCATTAACTTGGGCTACCCCTTTATCTTGTTTTTGGATATGATATGGCTACTACTTTTCTTACATTAGTTAATGATACCTTACGTAGATTAAACGAAGTCGAGTTAACCTCGACTGATTTTGCTACAGCAACAGGTTTTCGCGCCCAAGTAAAAGACGCAATAAATTCATCAATCCAAGAGATATCACAAAAAGAATTTGAGTTTCCATTTAATTTTACTGCTGGTTCTTTAACACTCGTTATAGGTCAACAAGAGTATTCTTTACCTGCTGATTACAAGATAGCAGATTGGGATTCGTTTAGAATAAATTTTGACTCAGATAATAATCACTCTGCGCGTAATTTAAAACTTATCGACTACGATACATTTATAAGAAGATTTTATGAAAGAGATGCTGAAGCAACCACAAGTGATTTTGATCAGCCTATTTATGTTTATAGAACATTAGATAATAAAGCTGGTTTCACTCCTAGACCAGATGCTACGTATGGTGTAAGCTTTAGTTACTTTGCATTTGCATCTGACATGACTAACTCCACAGATACTATGTCTGTACCTGATCCATTCAAACACGTAGTAATAGATGGTGCGTTATATCACTGTTATATGTTTAGAGATAATGCTCAACAATCTGCTATGGCTAGACAAAGATTTGAAGATGGTGTAGATAGAATGCGTACAATATTAATTAACAGATTTACAGACGTTAGAGATACCAGAGTTAGCAGATTAATAAACGTACCGCATGGTAATATATAATGGTGGATGCCTTAAAAGATGTAACAGTTCTATCAAGAGGTGGACTGTTTACTAACGAAGAAGCTCTTACGATGGCAACCCAAAATCCTGGTGCCGCCATTCGTATGTTAAATATGGAAATATCTCAGTTTGGTGGATACAGAAGAATAAACGGTTATAAAGATTATGATACTACCTATGGCACAGTTGCAGGATTAGGTCAGGTACTTGGAATTTGGATATTAGATAATACTCCTTATGCAGTTAGACGTAACGCAAATGACTTCACTGGTTCACTGGGAACTAACCCTTTTACAACTAGCAACGGAAGTGCTACGATTACAGTTGCTCATACTGGACATGGCCTTGCAGTAGGTGATAAAGTTATATTTTCAGGATCGTCTGCTGTTAATAATGTAACACCAAACGATGTAGAAATGGCAATAGCTTCTGTTGTAGATGCTAATAGCTACACTGTAGTTTTTACTTCTGCTGCAAATGGAGATGGTGCAGGTGGAGGTGGGTCAGTAACATTTAAAGCTACAGGCAAAACACATTCATTAGGTGCTAATCCTTTTACAGTTACAAATGGTAGTGCAACAATTACAGTATCACATACTGCTCATGGATTGTCTGTAGGTAATTTTGTTACATTCTCTAGTAGTTCTGCTGTAGGAGGTATAACACCAAACGCAACAGAGATGCAAGTTGTTAGTGTGCCTGACGCTAATAGTTATACAGTATCATTTACTTCTACTGCTACTAGTGGTGCTACAGGAGGTGGTAGTTCAGTAACAGCAGTATACAGTCAGTATTACACTGTATGGAAGTATACTACAAGTGGATTTAATAGAGTATTTTCTTTTAGATCTTCTATCGGTGTATCAAAGGTAAGACACACATTTAATTCTTTTACTGGCTCAGAGTCTGTTGTATTATGTGATTCCACAAATGAACCTGCTAGGTTTGATGGCACAACTTTTAGTAATCATACAACCAGTGATGATGCAAGTCCAGCAGGAGCAAAGTTTAGCACAGACTTTAGAAACCATCAGTTCTACGGAGGATTTCCTAGCTCTAATATAGGCCCAAATAAATTATTGTTTAGTGAGCCTAATGTAGATAACAGATTTAGATCTGCCAGTGGATCAGGAACAATTAACGTAGGATTTGATGTAACAGGTATAGCTAAGTTTAGAGATAGCTTGTTTGTATTTGGTAAAGATAAAATAAAAAGATTAACAGGTACAAGTTCTTCAGACTTTGCTTTGGCAGAAGTAACAAACAATATTGGTTGCATTGCTACAGATAGTATTATAGAAATAGGTGGTGACGTATTATTTCTAGCATCAGATGGTATACGTCCTATTCAAGGTACTGCTAGAATTGGTGACGTTGAACTTGAAACTATATCTAAACCAGTACAGCAATTACTACAGTCACTACCAAGCACACATGATCTAGATAATATGTCATCTGTAGTTATTAGTAATAAATCTCAGTTTAGATATTTCTTTCCAAAGACAACTACGGCAGCATCAGATACAGCAGGTATAATAGGTGGTCTTAGATTTGCAGATAGAAGAGTTGGTTGGGAGTTTGGAGAGTTACTAGGTATAAGAGCATTTGTTGCTACTAGTGGTTTAATAAATAATGTAGAAGTTACACTACATGGAGATTTAAATGGTGAGATATTTCAGCAAGAAAGTGGCAGTACATTTAATGATGCTGATGTTACTGCTGTTTACGCATCGCCATTTCTATATTTCGACTCTACCGAAAAACGCAAAATATTTCAGCATATTACGTTATTCACCAGACCAGAGGGTGAATCTACAATTAATTTGGGTATAGCGTATGATTGGGATGATCCTAATACACCAGACCCAAGCACATACTCTTTAACTACAGCAGGTGCATTAGCAAGATACACAACTACAAACAGCACCTTTGATGCTACTTTTAGATATGATGGTTCGACTAGTCCAGTGCTAGAGTCGAACATCCAAGGATCAGGGAGAGCGATATCCTTGGTTATAACATCGACAGGAACTCAGTCACCATACAGTATTAGTGGGTTCTCGATTACTTATCAAGATGCAGGATATAGATAATGGCAGGATATACCAGGCAATCAGCAGCGCAGATCGTTAGTGGTGAGGTTATATCAGCAGCACCAATTAACGCAGAACTAAACCAAATATTAGCAGCCTTCAATAACTCTACTGGACACTCACATGACGGTACAGCAGCAGAAGGCCCACCAATAGATCGTATCGCAGATGCTGATCAAAACAATAAGATACTTATAGATACATCTAATAATCACATAGAATTTTATACAGAGGTTAGTTCTTCTTCTGTGCAACAAGTTCGTATCCAAGATGGATCTATCCTACCAATAACAGACAATGACATAGATCTAGGTGGGGCATCAAATGAATTTAAAGATCTTTATATAGATGGTACTGCACATATAGATACACTCGACATTGATGAGAATGCTACTATAGCTGGTACATTAGGTGTTACTGGTGCTTTAACTGGATCAAGCACAATACAAGGAACGACAATAACTGCCACAACTGCATTTGTTCCTGATGCTTCTGATGGTGCTGCATTAGGTACATCATCCTTAGAGTTTAGTGATCTGTTTCTTGCTGATGGTGCAGTAATTAACTTGGGTGATGATCAGGATGTTACACTGACCCACGTAGCTGATACAGGTGTTTTACTAAACAGCACTAGTCAACTACAGTTTGGCGATAGTGGTACTTACATACATCAATCTGCTGATGGTGTATTAGATCTTGTATCAGACAGTGAAGTAGAAATAAACGGTACTACAATAGATATAAACGGTGCTGTAGACATGAGCAGTACATTAGGAGTTACTGGTAAGATTACTGCTGATGCTGGTATTGATATAGATAACTTTAACATAGACGGTACAACTATAGCACTATCTTCTGGTGATATGACAGTGGATGCTGCTGGAGATATTATATTAGATGCAGACGGTGCTGATGTACTACTAAAAGATGATGGCACACAGTATGGTGCATTAACAAACAACAGTGGTAACTTAATAATTAAATCTGGTTCTACCACTGCTGCTACATTTACTGGAGCTAACACTGCACTAGCTGGAACTCTTAGTGCTACTGCACTTAGCGTAGGTGATGGTAATATAACTAACGTGGGTGATATTGCCCTTGACTCTATCTCTGCTGATGACACAGACATTAACGTAGCAGTAACAGATAACTCAGCCACTGCATTTACAATTAAGCAGGGATCTGATGCATATCTTATTATTGATACAGCTAACAGTAGTGAGTCAGTATCTATTGGTACTGGTATATCTGGCACTGCAATAACAATAGGACATGGAACTTCCGAAGTAACTATAGGTGATAACCTAACTGTTACAGGAAACCTAACAGTAAGCGGTACGCAAACAGTAGTAGATACAGTTACTATGAACGCACAGAATGCAATCGTATTTGAAGGTGCTACTGCTGATGACCATGAAACTACACTTACTATAATAGATCCTACTGCTGATCGTACAATTAACTTACCTAACCAATCTGGTACAATACCTGTATTAGCAGCAGTGAGTACAACTCAGATTACATCTACACCAGAAGAACTAAACATACTCGACGGTGTTACAGCAACAGCATCAGAGTTAAATATACTTGATGGTGTTACGGCTACTGCTACTGAACTAAACATTATGGATGGTGATACATCAGCGTCAAGCACTACAATAGCTGATGCAGATAGAGTAGTTGTTAATGATGATGGAACAATGAAGCAGGTTGCAGTTACAGACTTAGCTGCATACTTTGATGATGAAATAACAGCTATGCCAAACCTAGTTACTACTGGTGCATTAAACAGTGGTAGTATCTCTACAGGGTTTGGTGCAATAAACAATGGATCATCTGCCATAACTACAACAGGCACAGTTACTTTTGGTTCAATATCAGATGGCACTATAACAATTACAGGCTTTGCTGATGAGGATGACTTCTCTTCTAATAGTGCTACGCTAATACCTACACAACAATCTGTAAAAGCATTAGTAGATGCATCATTTAACGTATCAGGTCTAAATGCTACTGGTGCAGAACTAAACACTGTTGCAGATGCTTCTGCTGTTAGTATAGACACTAGCACTGCTATAGCAAACAACGATGCTATACTCATGCATGACTCTAGTGCTTCAGTAATGAAATATTTTGATGTTGATCTACTAGATACATACTATGCAAGTACAACGCAAACTTTATCAAATAAAACCTTGACAGCACCTAAAATAGCTGATGGTGGTTTTATAGCAGATGCAAATGGTAATGAAGCTGTAGTATTACAGACCGCTAGTTCTGCTGTAAACGCAATAGAAATAACCAATGCAGCAACAGGTGGTGCTGTAGTTGTTGGAGCTATGGGTGATGACTCAAACATAGACATAGACATATCTCCAAAAGGAACTGGTGAAGTAAACATAGCAGCAGGTAACTTAAACTATGCAGGTACAGCAGTCACGGCTACTGGTGCAGAGTTAAATATCCTGGACGGTGTTACATCTACAACTGCTGAATTAAATACATTAGACGGATACACTGGTTCTGTAACCGAATTAAACTATCT